TGAATATCCATGGCCTCAAATGCGTCTTTAGCTTCTCCAATGCCCCAAGACATATCGTTCATATTTTTAGCCAAGAACTTTAATCCGTTCGATAACACTTCCATGCTGGCATGTTCCTGGACAGCTGCATAGCCTAGTCTACTAAGAGTTTCATGGGCAATTCCGGTTGTTTTGTGCATTTTATCTATCTGTACTGCAGCTTCTGCGGTGCCACTTACAGACATTTTCATACCAGCAACAATTGCTCCTCCAGCTGCTGTTGCCGCAAGTCCAACTTTTCTTAATGTTGCTGCATGATCATCTAAAGTTTTCTTTGATTTTTTTATTTCAGCAGTAGCCTTATCTTTTGCCTGTAGTATAATTTCAATTATATTTTTGGACACTTGCTACCGCCTCACTTTCTTTATTAATTAATATTTAATACTGAGACTTCATTTAATCCGCTAAACTCAACAATCGCTTCAACCAGATTGTCCAAATCTTCATCAAAGTCGGAAATGTGAACTTCATTTTCTCCAACTTCGTCTAAAGACCCACTCAGTACTTTAGGATTGTTTACTCCATTTACAATAAAAAACTCAGTAGCTTTTAACTGAGTTTCCTGACTTTGCTGAAGCTTTACCAGTCCTTCGTTTAACACTTTTTCAAACCCAGCTATTATGATATTTCTTTCTTCTTCAGATAGCCTTTGTAAATCCTCAGGCTTAGGAAAATTGAAATCAGCCGGCACCACCTCAGCTGCCTTTAATAGCTTAATAGAATCTATTTTGCATATTTCTACTACTAATCCAGATGGTAATTGGTGTAACTTCGTTTTATGTTTCTTTCTAATTTCAGATGGAGAAGAAACTTGCATCAAATTCACCTCGTTAAAATATAATTATAAAAAGCAGGATTTTTTAAACGAATAGCAGTAATAGGTTATAATAACAATAAATTACAAAGGAGCTTAGATAATTATGTTTATAACTTGGGCATTATTGGTTGGGGCAGGCATTGTAATTATTCTAGCCTGGACTTTCGGTAGAGCAGTTTTCAATGTAGCTAAGGGAGAAAAAGTAGTTTGTCCATCATGCGGAAATGAAATACTTAAGAGTGGTACTGCTTTTAATTGTATTAAATGCAATTCCAAAATCATTATCCATAAAGACGGCACACCTATCAAAGGATAAAGGAGACCTACCGTGGTCTCCTTTATTATTCCTCTTAAGCAGGGTTATAACTAGCTATACTGTTAGTCAAAGTAGCCTTAAGTGCCGCTGCAGTGGAAGCATCATACTTAGCTTTACCTGTTACAGCAACCGTAATCCTACCAGCTCCACTGACTGATACTGGGAAAGCAGTGTACCTTACTTTTGGCAGTTCAAACTTTAAGATATTGGTACCAGAAGTAAAGGTAATATCAAAAGCAGTTTCTGTCTGGTCTTTAAACCTATTGTATTCAGCAAGGTCATTTACATCAAATGTAAAGCTGCAGTCAACTGTTCTTACTCCGTTGGGTCTGATTTTGCCTATCTTGGTAGTGTTGTTTAGAGTGGGGTAACCTTCTAGACTGTTATTTAGAGTAATGCTGACAGCCTCTAGGTTGGTGTTCGCGCTACCGCCAATAGATATGGCTGCCTCTGCCCAGAGAAATGGGCTCAGAGTTCCGAAGCTTGGTGTAGTCTTGGTTATTAAAGCAACATCCTTCGCAATAACTCCGGCCGTGGCTCTTAATATTTTTTGACCAACACCAAATTCAAAGGCAAGGCTGTTAACAACGCCACCAGCAACCTGGAAAGCTTGACCTAAATCCTTAAATATTTCAAAGGTATATGGAGGGTTAAAACAATCTGCCGCAAAAGCACTTTGGATTGGTGAAAACACATGAACATATGGACCTACGCCGGTTACAGATGGTGCCCCAAAGGCTGAACGCATTATATGCCCAATAGTATCGGGTCTAACATCAAAATTAAGGTCACCAGCAACTGTCTCTAGTCCTTTATAGCTTGGAGACTCATCCCTAATGCCTCTTTGCTCTTCACTCAACAGTTGCTCGATGTTATGCACAATGCTTTCCGAGTTAAACGGCAAATAAGTATCCGCCGCTACAGGAGTTCCAAAGGCAGTTTCTTTCGCTAGACCAAGATGAGCTAATTGTCCGATCATTACTTATCACTCTCCCTTTTGATTTTTATCTTTTCGTTTTGAGGCTTTGGATCAGCTTCAGCCTTCTTATCTATAACAAAGAGGCCAGAGCTTAACAACGCTTCTTCTTTATCCTTGCTAGCCTCGCCTTCCCACCCTGGTTCATACAAACCGATACCAGGTACTTCCCGGGTTTCGGTACCTATGTAAATTAATTTGACTGTTTTAATAACTGTCATGGCATTATCATCCTCCTCTTTTACTCTTAATTTCGTCCGGAATACTCTTAAACTCTTTGAGTGCATTATCAAGATGTTTATTAACACCCAATGTCAAGAAAGGCTGAGCTCTACCGCTTACCTTAAAACCTTTAGCACTCCGGAATAATAATGTATTCCCACCTTTCAAGAAAATATCCCATCTGCCTAGTCCGCTGGGAACCACATCAAATCCATGCCTATTTAACCAGGTTACCAAACCAGGTGCCTTGGAGAATGGTACAAAGTGACCAAACTGAGGTCCATACTTATACCAGGACGGAGCTTTAACTCCCTTGGCTTCAGCTGTCTTTTTGCCAAATTGCCCGGTACCATACTCAACGTAAGGTGCCTTTTGATTATTGGTACCCAGGATGCCCATGAGATCATCTTGAGAAGTTACCACCATGCTGTTGACGCTATTCCTTAGCTGTCCCTGATCCACGGGAGCTTCGCGCTTGGCAGTTGCCTCCATCCTAAGAATCCATTTCTGCAATTTAGTTATTGCAGCTGGCTTAATATCGCTAGCAATGTTATGCAAATACTCTATACCTTTGCCATCAACAATAATTTCAAAGTCCATAACTATCGCTCCATTACTATTGCAGATAAGCTTAACTCTGCTATGAGCTGGGGATTTTGTTTATCCATAAACACGCCTACAGTCCCATTGGTAATCTCATTATAAAGACACGTGCCGGCAAATCTCCTGTCTGACTTTATAGCTGCCATCACTTTGGGGATTAATGCTTTTATATCTTTCTGAGCCTTCTCGGCATCCTGGAGCTGAATATAAAGTCGAAGGGCCCAGTTATGAGATACCTCTTGGTTATTAGGCATGGCGCTATCTTTTTGATTGAATCCGGTATAAAAAATAGTCGCTGCAGGCAAAATATCTATAGAAAGTGGTTCATAGTCAAATACTTGTTGCAGCTCAGTCACTGTTTTTAGTGCAATAACTATCTTTGCTTCTATGGTTGTTAGATCAGTGGCCATAAGTATAATTCCACCTTCCGATTAAGACTTTTGATTAAGACTTTTATGTTCAGAAATAATTTACGTTAAGACTTTTATGCTAAAATAAACTTGTCTAAATATTACTAATATTAAAGTAGGTGATAAAACTGGTTGATAAGTTTACTTATGAGTACATAAAACCCGAAGGGACAGGCTGTGGTATTGCTTTGCGTTTTAAAAAGGTACCCCTTTCGGAAAGAGGAGAAGAATTGGCTAAGGACCGGGATTTTAATGTGATTGAGAATAAGCTTAATGCCGGAATTAAGAAAGAAGAAGATGAGAGCAAATAGTTACTTTCATCTTCTTCTTTTATTTTTCAAACTTACAATGTTTACCCAGCTCTACGCTTGCGATAATTATTTATAATAACTTTTACATGTGAGGGAAGTGCTGATGGCCTAAATACCTGCCCACCTTCTCCAAAGACAGTGGAAAAGTTTGCAATATCTGTTTTGTAATAATACTGCACCATAAGGATACACGCCTGTTCAATATCAAATGGCAGTGTCCGTGGATCCTCCACTGTCGCAACGCCAGGCAAAACGTATCCAGCTGTATAAACTACAGTTACGTTTTTCTTATTGTGTGTAACTCTTTCTGAAAGCCCCAATGCTACGCCAGATTTATACCAGAGGTCCTCTTTGTACAAGATGCCAGCCTCAGCTTCCAATTCGTAATCGGTATCCAACGTCAATGAGGTATCGTTATAAGTGCAGCTGGTAATCGCGGTCACTGGATAATTATCTAGCATAATCCTGGCGGTATTATTGCTTTCTTTTTTCTCTGTATAGGTAGCCTTGGCGAATTTCCGCTTAGTTTCATTCTTTAAAAAGTCAGAAGCCCGCTCAATAAGGTCTTCAACAATAGTGTCTTGAGTAGAGTCAGTTATCTTTAAGTACGACTTAGCCTTAGCCAGTGTAGTCAATGCATTTACAGAAAGGGTCATATATATCAACTCCTAGTTAGAGTTACTCTCAAAGAGATAAGGGGCAGTTTGCTATGCCCCTTGTTTTTGTTTGTTTAATTTTGGTCGAGTAGCCTTATTCGCCACTGGAGAAGGCTTTTTATTAACCTCGGGCTTAGCCTCTAATTCAACATCAGGCTTAACATCCACGTCAATATCTCTCTTGACTTTCGGCTCTGGTTCTTTGTAGGGCTTAGCAACTTTCATTGAATAAAAGCTATTAGCCAACCCTTCCGGCAAAGAATAGACTTGACCTTCTTGATAATCATTAATATTAATACCATCAACGCTGCCTGGGGCTGTCTTGATCATTTCAACTTTTGTTGGTGTCATCTCCGGTTTCACCGCCTTAGTGCGAATTACATCCCCAGCCAGGGTCATCTCCTGGCCGGGTTGTAATCCTTTTAAAATAGAACTACCGCTTGTTGCTAACATATCAGACTACTCTTAGGTAGCAGCAACTGCAGCAGGAGTTGTTACAGGTCTGCTGTTGGCATGACCGAGGATGCCAGTAACTGCTACCACAGCATTAGAAATACCGCCATCAGCATCGGTTATGTCAAAGTTAACGCGAACATATCGCTTGTTTCCCCGATAACCAACTTTTTGGATAACAGCATCCTCAGTGGCAGAATCAATCTTAGTAAAAGCTCCGATTAGGTCAGCAGCAGCTACAGTTGTGGCATCAGCATCAGCTGTAGTATCGCTTTCTTGAGCAATTGGAGTTACATAGCTATTAGCATCTGGAGTGGTAATTACTCCGATGTCAGCAGCCAAAACAGCAGATTGAAATCCTTGGGTATCAAGCCAAGCAGATGCTGTATCATTAGTAGTTATGTCTACCGGAGCCAGCAACTGAACGACGGCAATATCATTAGCTAAATCTCTCATGATTTATTTCCTCCTTATCCTTAATTTATTCGACAGCCATAACCTGAACTACATCAGTAGCAACCAAGTTAGTGGCTCCAAAGGTTAAAATGTGTACTCTAGCAGGAGTGTCTTCAATAGTCGCCTTATCAGTTACCCCGCCGATCCATGCCCCATCCGTATCAAAGTAGTTAACTAAGATTTTAGTTGGCGTAAACGGCATAGGGATATTTATTTCACCTGCCAGTATATCCTGGGCAGTGACCACATAATTCAAAATGGTCATCTGCTTAATACCTGCAGCAGTGCCTCCAGTGGAATTTTCCACTGTGCAATTAGCAACCGATGTGGTAGTAATGACTACGTTACCTGCAGTACCTACAGCATCCCATAAGAGAATAACGCTGTCTCCGCCGACAGATACTATTGCCGTGAAGGGAACTGCAGCTCTGGTATCACCGTTAATAGCAGCGGCCAAACTTGTAGCAGAATCAGCAGCGGAAGCGCCATTTGTCCAAACACCATTTGGTGCATCAGCAATATCAGCTTCTGCGTAGACAACGCCATCTATAGTGATGGTCATTGCAGCTTCGCCAGTTGCATTAAAATCAATAACTGCCTTGGCCATGGTTCCGGGATAGCGAATCAACGTATTAAGCTCAGCAGCAGTAGCATCAATAGCTGCACCAGCTTTTTTCAAAACTGTAGGATCCCATGTATCTACTTTGCCTGCGGCATCAACAACAACAGCTTTGCTGGCTGTAACCGTACCTGGTGTTACTCCATCAAGTCTATTAAGCTCAGCAGCCTCAGCAGTAAGTCCTTCTAGTTTGGGCAATTCTGTTTCCAAGTTTTCCAGAGCTTTCATTTCGTCAGTTACATCAACACCGTCAACCTTGACTGCTCCACCAGATTCAACAGATATCGTTCCTCCAGATTCAACAGTTTGCTGTCCACCGTCAGCTATAACCTGCTCATCTCCGCCCTGCTCTTTATAAACCTTAGCTTGGACTCCATCCATTTATATTCACCTCGCTTATAAAACTGCGGGCTCTAAATTATAGAGCCGCCGCAATTTTTAATTTTTTAAGTGCTTCGCCTAGAACAACCTTGCCACCTGTGTACTTAGTTGTATAGAACTCAATAAACGGCTTAGAAGAGTATGGGTCACGTAGAATCCTAATGTTAGAATTGTCTACGATCTGGTACCCTCTACGGAAATCACCAAAAAGAATAGGGAATGTACCAGCAGAGACAGCAGGCATATCTGGAGCTTCGTATAAGGAATAACCATTCAATGAAGCAGGTTGACCTGCTTGCATAGAAGGCTGCCACAGATAACGACCTTCGCCGTCCTTAAACTGGCGCACGATGCGAACAGTGGTTCTCTTCATCATGTAAGAAGCATTCTTAGCATAAGAATCCATCAGTGCATATTCCAAAGCAAGCAAACTGTCTGGGGTGAAAGTAGCAGCTGCACCGCTGGCAACTTGGCCAACATCAGCATCTGTTAATAAACCAACAGGCTTATTAATGCCATTACCACTTACAAAAGCAGTACCTTCAAGTTCGCTGAACTTACGAGCAACTCTAGCGTTGATGAAATTCTCAAAGTTGAATGCAGGATCATCAAGAAGCCGTTGAGTTGCCTTAGGCTTAGCATACATTTCGTTTAACGGAACGTTTTCCATAGCTATAGTACCACTTGTAGTTTCATTTCTAGCTTCACGCTCACCTACCCAACCAGCACCAAAGTCAGTAGAACCTTCTTTAGGAATATCAAGCCCGACAGTAGATGTGATTGTTTCTACGCTAGCTAACTGACGTACAGGAGATATTTCTCTGACCAAAGTAATGATTCTGTTAGAAATTTGAGCCGGAAGGAAATAACCTCCGTCAGGGTTACTGTCAGTAGACATTGACTTGCGCATCTCAGGAGCTACCTCACCAGTACGCATGTATTTCAACATCATGTCTTTTTGCTCCATAAGCACAGAGTCGTTTTCAGGGTTAAAAGCCAAAGGCCGCTTTAACTTAGTCTCGAACTCATCAATACGGTTATTAAGCTTTTCAATTATGCCTTTAGTTTCGCTGGTAGCCTCACCGTGCTTTTTAATTTCAGCTTCTTGACGATCCAGTATTGTTCTAAACTCACCGGTCGCAGCCTGAAGCTGTTCTGATATTTGTTTAAAATCCATAATTGTTTAATCCTCCTTCATTAATGATTTTAGGATGTTTGTGTTCTTAAGCTCTTAAATTCCAAGAGCATGTCACCAATCTGCTTGGCTTGTTCCTTTTCTTTTTCTTTCTCTTTCTCATCACCTTTGGGTGGAGGGTCAACTTCCACCAGCTTAAGAATTTCCTGAATATTATTCATAGCCTCTTTGAGCTTATTCAGGTTAGCTGAAGAGAGTACGCGCCCTGCTTTTGTTTCTGATGTTGCCATGCCTTTGATTCTTTCCATCAGCGCCATTATCGGGCTTTCGTCCTCAACGGTCTGCATTGTTTTCGCATACAGAGCTAAGACAGCTTTGTGATACTGAGTGAGATATTTGTCAATAAGTTTTAGCTTATCTTCGTTCTCCATCTCGCTCTCTTTCAGTACACTATCAACCGCTTCCTGTAGCGCCCAATGTATTTTCCAGCGCATATCTTCGATATCGCGCATAGTCAAAATAGCATCAAAAGAGTATAATTTTTTGGCTATTTCATGCACTGCATTACCTCCTTTCTCGAGAGGTAGAGATTTGTAGTTAGTAACCAAGGCACCCTCGTTCATCGCCCAGACAACCGGACTGAACTCATAGAGCCGTAGTTCCTTAAGGTGTCTAATACCCTTGGTATCATGCTCATACTTAATAGCATCATAACCAACGGATAACTCGGTAAGTACCTTATCTTTGAGTAAAATCTTAACGTCCTTACCCATTGATGTATTAGAGATTTTCCCCTTTACATACAATCCATAAGAATCTTCTCGCAGATCCAGTGGCTTACCAATAGGTAACCATTTATCATTATGCAGTGCTAAAATTTGTATCCGATTCTTGGCACTTGGGCCCCATTCGGCTAACGTCTTAGTGAATGCGCCGGGCTCAATAATATCGCCACCATCGTCAACAGTATCAAAAACGGCTGCATAACCTTCAAATATTCCTTGTTCCTCATCAAAAGATTTAATTTCGAAAGGAACAACTTTATCGTGTTGCCACTGCTTTTTCTCGTACAACTCCCCACCTCCTTTCCATGGATATAAAAAAGCCTCGCTAAAAGCGAAGCCTTCTTCCGTAATTTAGTTCGCGTTACTCTATAATTATTTTTTAGCTAATCCAGCTACTGTCGCGGTACCATGAGCGCCGGCAACCGTGCTTCTGATTTTAACCCGATAATAAGCATATGGAGCCTGGGCTACAACATAGGAACTAACTGCATTGGCCGCCACGTTAGCAGCAGCATTAACTACCACTTCGTCAGAATAATCAGCAGTATTAGCACCAAAGACTGTCCATGTCACATCATTAGTGGCTACCTTTATGGTATAGCTTAAGGATGCCCAGGGACGTGCATCTATCTCAGACCCGTCAATAACAGTATCAGCATTAACACTAGCCTGTTCTATAGCCCCGGTCTCATCAACTACAACAAATCTTTATGGACCGCCGACCAATTGTTCTGTCATATAATTTCAACTCCTTTATTAATAATCTCTAACTTAGTCCACCACCGGCAAAAGCGCACACCTGCAGTTTATTACCTCTTCAGGTGGACCGCTTGGATCACCAGGGAACATTAAGCCATTTGAAAAAGGTTCGCCAATAGGTACCATTTCTCCGTCCATTGCAGCATGGGAATCTCTAACTCTGTCATCCATTGTAGCTAACCATTCTTTTTTCTCTACCCCAGCTTTTTCATAAGTTAAAAATGCTCCATTTAGGACGGTGTTATGGGTTTCTGTCCTGGCTATCATCTCCGCCCGAAAGCTACTGGCATCAGCAAAAACCTTTTTAACACGCCCTTGCAGCTCGGGCATATTTTCGCCGCCAGCAATGCCCAAAGAAAGGGTGCTTCTGATAGCTTGCTTAGTAGTATCGTTTATACGTTTAACCTGCTCAGCTCCCCTGGTATCAATCCACTTAAACATTTCTTCACGAACCAGGCTAAACTTAAGGTCAAAGCCAAAAAGATCTTTAGCTGCATCGTAGCCTTGTTCGGCTGACGCTAACCAACCCGGACTTAACTTAACTAATAATTTTTTATTTTCTTCAGCCCAATCTAACATATCTTCCGGATCAGGACCCTTTTCTTTGAATTGCATTTTCTTTGTAGATGGAAATGCTTTAATCGCAGTATCTAATTGGTCAGCAAAAAAGCTAGCCATTATTTTATTTATCTTCTTTTCCCAGAGAGATGCTGAGGTATCAAATGCCCGCCATATTCCTATGCGCTGCTCGTTGGTTAGCATCTTTTTCCATAAATTTGCACCACTGAAAGCACCACTGGAAGCATCCCTGAAACCGCTGAAAGCATCACCACCTTTAATTAACTGCTTAAAATTTTCATTATTTTTTAATTTATCGTCCTCAAGAGGGTCAACATTAGATCCACCTGCACTTCCTGAACTGACAGGCACCAACAATTGACCTTTAGGTACAAATATTGTAGAGAAGGCTACTTTATATACATCGCCCTCTTTATCATCTGTTGGATAACCAAGCATCTCTTTTGCTTCATTACGGGTGAGAAGCGAATTTTCCCAACCTTTATACGCTCGATCCCATACCGCGCTCCTGTCTTCCTGAAGCGCCTCAATATCATCGCGGTCATAATCCAAAAAGAGATTATCACCATAACGTGGTACCAGCCAGTTATTCAACTCATCCCTGATAAAATCCAGCAATGGAAGAACTGTTTCTTCATACAAAGCCTTTCTGGCTTCTTTATAGTTAGAATAAGTCTTATTCGCATTGTCACCCAGTAGCTCCGATGGAACACCGGTGCAAATAGAAACCTCTCTGGCTGATAGCTTACTTCCTTCCAGCCAGTCCATATCTTTAGGATTGATGGTAGCATCCTGCCACTTTACGCCGCCTTCTAGTAGTTTTGGCAGCCCAGCGTTTTCAGGACCAGAATAATCAGCCCGCAGCTCTGCCTTATTGCGATTAAATTGTTCATCAGTAAGGTTACCTTCAGTTACTAAAAAACCTGATGGCCTAGCTCCGTTCTGTAACAGGCTGACGTTCCATGTTCGGGAAGCATTATTTTGGTCAACTGACCTTGCGCCCGGACGCAAAGGAGACATACCCCGCCAATCATCCAAAGGGTTAAAAAATTTAAGATGAAGTATTTCTCTGGGCTCAAAAAATCGAGGACCTATATCAACCGTATATTTATAACGCTTAATGGGTTCATACTGATCTCCCAATTCTATCCCCATACGATCAGGGCGTAGCGCATACAATTCTAAAGGTGGTTTTCTCTTATCATCGGGACCAATGCCGGTAATAAAAACTTCACCGCCAATATAAAGGTAACCGACAAGAGCCTGAAAAAATGACCCTTTCCCCTGAAGAGGATTAGGTCTAAATAACAGCTTGGTTACAGGGTGATTTGGGATCTCGGTATTATTTTCTCCTTTGGTATCATACATGATCCAATTAATACCGGAACAAGTTTTGGCAATTACATCAAGGGCAGCGAACACATATGGGTTTTGCTGATATCCTTCCCTGGCATATGTTTCATAATTAGAATCCATCCAAGAAGCATTAAACGCGCCAATATTAAGAAACCAACGCTGCATCTGTTTGCCGGCAAGGCGTAATATTGCTTTCTGAAACCAGTTCAAACTATCACCACCCTACTCTTCAAGTTTCCTGATAATAAAAGGCCTTCGAACACCTGCATTAAAATGCTCTGCCGCCTCTAACGCAAGTTGAATACGTTTTTCTGCCGGCATCCCTACCGTTGAATATAGTGAGCCGAGAGCAACATTCGCGCCACAGCCAACTGTATTATATTCTTCAAAAACTTCTCCTACCTGGTAATCATCTTCTATGGAAAAAATCCTCCCCTGAAAACCTACTAAAAAAGTGCCGCCGCTTTCTTCTTCATTAAATTTCCTAGCATATCCGCTTGAAGAAAAGCAACTTCTTAATGCATCAACAAAATCAACTACCATATATTTGTATATGTCTACATCCTTATGATATTGAGGCGGAGTAAATTTATAGCGCAACAGTTGCCCCATCCGGAAAGAAGAAGTAAATCCCATAATAAAAGGACCATTAAGAAATACTTTCTCATCAGCCCTAATCTGTACATCATAGCCGGCTACTCCAGCACTGTCACCACCTATATAAACAGTTTCGTTATCCTTTATTGCAACAATACAAGTCAAACTATCACCACCTTCTTAAAAACTTCGAACACGCGGTTCTGGTGCAGAATCTAACATCAATTCAGTCAAAGCCCATACCAAAGCATCCAGCCTGTTTGGAGACTTCATGCCTGGTACCCAACTACACATTTCATCCTCTAAATTAGGGAAAAGCCCAACATGGTGGACTTTTCCTTGTTCATACAATGCAGCTATAGGTTCTGCCCTTGTTAACTTGCCTCGGCTGGCATGAACCTTTTTATAAGAAACTTTATTATCGACGGTCCTTATAACTATCTCAATTAAGTCTCCGCCGTTATTTGCTTCACCAATAATCCTGTCTGCTGAGTTTTTATTATAAGCAGTGACAGCAGCTCGCGCCCATCTATCTGGGCTATCTTTCAATGACTCATCACCAAGAATGTATCCATGGCCGGCAACATCAACGCCAGCGACAATAATCCCTGTTTCATCAGAACCTTCTTCATTAGTTACCGCTGGATCCACGCCAACAACAATACGCTTAAGCTCAGGATGCTCGGTTACTCTTAAATCTTCTAACTGCTTAGACTTCCAAAGAGCTCCTTCAACATCTTCTAATACTTCTGCATACAGTTCCTGTCTGCCTAACCTGGTGCCCTCGTATTTACTTATAATACGCTGAATAAACGCTGGAGCTAAGTTGCCTATGTTCTCATAGCTGCTACCTGATGTAACATGGGTCTGTTTATCTTTAAGTAATTCTCTTACTAGCTTAATTGGTTTTGGTGTAGTTGTAACTGCAACTTGCGGATTATTGCCAAGCCGTAACCCAAACTCTAAGTTATCCCATGTTTCCTGAGGATATTTAAGCTTGGCTAACTCATCAACCCAGGCTTTCTCATGCTGCGGACCACGGAGCTGTTCAGGGTTCTCACCAGAAAAAGTTAACGCATAAGCTCCGTTTGGCCATGTTAGTTTTCTTTTGGAAGGTTCATATACCGGCATATTCCAAGGAGTGCTAATGGCCAGGATGCCAGACTCGCCCTCAATCATAACGTCTCGAACCTCACCAGGTGTTTGACCAATTAAAGCAAATCTATTATAGCCTTGTTCCTGCCACATCCGAACAAGCTCAGCACCGGTCCTTGTTTTACCAAAGCCCCGTCCTGCTAGTATCAGCCATACATACCAATCTCCACCCGGAGGAAGCTGCTTTGGTCGCGCCCAGAACTTCCAATCATAAAGAAGCTCATTAGCTTCTTCTTCAGTTAAGTTCTGTAATAGCTTCTCCCTCTCTTCTTCTGGAAGCAAGGCTATGGATTCTGCTAACGAGCCTTTCTCTGGCGTTAGTAACTTCAATTGGCCCGCCATCCTTTCCAGTGTGCTCGTGTTTTTCTATGAACATGCCTAAGTGTTTACCAATCATATCAAGAGCTCCCTTTTTATCATGAAGCTTGAATTTTAAGCTGCCATCTTTAAGCGATACCTCGCTGATCATCGTGCCGTCTACTTTGTAGCTGGGCTTTAGTGATACTACTGTTTGATAATCAGTTATTGGCTTGCCATTTTTATCAACATCAACTACAACCTCTTTAGTCTCAAAGGTCAAAAAGTCTTTTATATCAGCAAATCCTATTTTGGCATATTCCTCAAGGACTCGGTCGGCTGTAATTTGTAACCTTTTAGCTCTCTCAGCCATTACTTGGCGGATGGCATCTTGGATTTTAGGGTTATTTAATAACGAAGCAGCATATTTATCTGCAGAACTTTCAGCGTAACCAGCTCGCAATGCAGCTTTTTTTGCATTTAAGTCAACTGGATATTCTTGAACAAACAAAAGCTGTCTACTTGATAGATTATCACCTATTATCTCGATTGTTTCCCGTCTAGATTTTTCAATTACAATGGCTTTTTTGTTTTTTATCGATGTTGCAACGCTCTTGTTTTCGTTGCGTTGCATTGCAACATTTTTTTTAATATCTATTTCGTTGCGTTGCCATTGTTCTCTATTTTTACGACTTCTAACTGTACCAGGACTAATGCCATATTTATTAGCTAAATCCTTGAGTATTATGTCTGAGTTTTCATATTCGCTTCTTATTTCTGCCCAGTTGATTTCAGACACCTTACTCACCCCAATCTATATATAAATACCTAAGAAAACCAAACAAAAAAGAGCCCTAAGGCTCAATCAGTTAGTATTCTTTATTAGGAATACTATAACTTTTATACTCAAAACTTCTATCTTCTATGCTTGTTTTTATAACCATATCTTCTATAAGATATTTAAATAATTCATTTTCAAACTGTAAGTATATAGATTTAAAAATATCAGTATTCATTCCACCACCCAGAGCCTCATTGAGATGGACAAGATGATCTTCATAGTCCAATAGTTTATGCTTAACTAGAACATTTGATGTTTCTTTTATTTTTTCTGTTAAAGACTCAATGAATTTTTCGTAAGAAAATTGCTTATCTGGATATGGTGTTTTTATTGTAAAAATAACTCGGTTGGTTTGTTCTGGCCCACTAAATGTACTTTTAGCCATATTTTCACCCCCTTTGCCTAAGCTTATTCGACAAAAAGAGTTTTATCCCTTGATAAACATTTCGACATAATATTACATTACCACCTAACCTGGCGCATAGATCCACCGCTACCTCGCCGCCAAGCTCCATGGCCCATGCACTCAAGAATATCTCGTTCTGTTATTTTACTGTTTTTATTTGCTTTGTTATCATTTGCCTTATTCTTTTTTGCTTTCTTTTTCTTAGCCTTAATATGCGGGTCCTTGCTTGACAGCTTCCTTAGCTCCTTAAATTTTTCCGGCTGCTTTGCTTGCAATATATCTCTAATTTGCAATCTGACCCGCCTCCCCTCCCATAAGGCAAAATAGGCATAAAGAAACTGCTGGCAGAACCAGCAGCGATTTATATTAATCCTTGTGCTCTTAATTGAATAAAAGTTCCTATTGCTGAAACAATGGTTGCTAGTGAAGCCGCAATTGTAAACCATACCAGTATGAAATTCTGTTTTTGTGTAGATTTAGTATTTTCGTTAGCTGCAAATACAAACTTTTCAACAATTTCTCTAAATTCACTAATTTCTTGATAGGTTCCCTTAGCAGCTTCAGTAGCTTCTATTTCTCGCATTGTTTTCTGTCTATTAATTTCCGTAAGACTATCCATTGTATTTTTAAGCTCTCTTGTTGGATTATAAAAATTATTCATTTAAAACACCCCTTTAGGAAATCCTTTTTCTTCATAAGGAGTGTTTTTTCCTTCAAGTCATAAAGAAAAACCGCCCCAAGGAACGGTTTTGTTTTAAGATAATAATTTTACCAATTAAATTACTAATTAATATTAAATTATACTTCTCTTAAAAATGGACATACCAGCAATTAATTAAAGGATAACTTATGCAAGTCAAATTGTCAACACTTTATAAAAAATCACTCTAACCTATACCGTTGGCTGGCTGGAAGGGGATTTAATTTTTTTTTGCCTCTAGCTTTAACATTGCTTCCACTACCACTGCCTCTCTTAGCTTTCATGTTATCGTAACTAAATTCCTTATATACCTTCCTTGCTGCCTTCGCGAACTTTTCTGGAGTATCATCCTTTTCCGGTGGCCAGGTTTCTGCCCCACATTCATTACATTTCCAATACTCTGCCTTATCTTTAGTTAATATTTTCTCCATCTTCCCACTGCAAAGTCCGCACTTTATAGGAATCGGCTTATTAAATTCTATTGTCAACACCTCCTACAGAGTATCCTACATAGTGGATCGTCCTCTTTCCCTTAATATCTTTTTAGCCTCGGCACTTATGTACCTAACCCTTACTAGCTCATAAGGATATACTATCTCACCAGTGTTTAGTCTAACTCCGGTCACTTTAATATCTATCGTCCTGCTACTTCCATATTGTAATCCTCGGACTTGGGCTAAGCGCCAATCATAAGTAAATACTAGGTCTCCAAGGTTCACCGCATTATTAGTTATTTTTGTAATTACTTTTTTAATTACTTTTCTGCTTACTTTGGGAACTTTTTTCCTTCTTCTCATAATCACTACCTCCCCACTTCGGAGGTAAGCCTCATTAATGCGGTGTGTCTCCTTTCGGCAGCTTCTAGTTCAACGATAGCTACATCAACAAACTCAGGATCAGCATTATTTAAATTTTCTAAAGCTTGGAAATACTGTTCCCATGCTTTCTTGAGTTCAGTGAGTAGATCATCTGGTTCGATAACTTGTATAGTGATTTCAGGGATGCTTTCAGTGAGACTTTTAGGGAGACCTAACAGCCAATTCCATAGCTTTGTTAACATGGCTTGTCCCTCCTTATCTCATAGAACTTAGAAGCTTTATTCTTTGGCTCTGCAACTCTAGCCATCCTTCATATATCTCTCGAGAAAACGAAGGTAAGCCTTCTGTCCAACTCTTAGAATCTTGTATCCACCTTGCTTCCCATTGCTCGAGTTTCTCGAGGTAATTAATTAACTCTGCTTCTGTATTTGGCTTTGCTTCATTACTCGCCTCGGCTTCTTTATTTACAGACAGCAAGCTATCATTAAATTCCCAATTTGGAGCACCTGCATGATCCCGACACCCTTGGCAAGCTTCTGACAATTCTTCATTATCAATATGGATACAACAACCGCAAATATCCTCATTTCTTAACCTTTGCTTTGCTTTTTCTAATGCTTGATTTAGAGCAATATTTTCAATCAATAATTCACATTTAGCTGAGTTATTACATATATTGCAATTTGGTTTCATTACCCTCTCCTCCTTAATCTCAAATAATCCAATTTCATTTAATTGTTAAAATGTGTATTAGCCTGCATTAAAGTTTTTTGTCAATATTTGCTCTTTAAATAAATCAGCTTTTTGCTTAATAACCCAAACTCCAACCTCTTTGCTGGCTAGTTTTATAGCCCTATCTTCCGTTTCAGCAACTATAGTTTGTTCTATATATTCGTCATATTTCCAGTCATCTTCTCTTTCTAAAACATAGACATTCAGCATAATCCTCACCTGCTTTGGCTTCACATTTTTTACAAACAGCACAATATCTTACGGTCTTGATTCTATTCGTATTACGAAAAATCCGATTAAAACAATGACTGCTCTCCATTCCCAGCCAATCGCCAAACCTAATACTGGTTCTACCTTGGCCTCTATCCTTAATCTATTACGAAATTTTGGCAATTTAATACGCCACCTTTTCTTTAGTTTCAATAATGGATAGCCGTTTTTCAACCATGCCCGACGTGTTTTTCTCTCAAACTTACTCATACATCAAATCACCTTCCCCAGTGCCTTAATGACCTCAACCTGCTTCTGGTTCAACTGCTCCTCATGGCCCAATAACACACATCCGATCTTGGCCAAGATAAAGGCATCAGCCTCATCACTACTAGCAAACTCCATGCCCCACCGCTTGTAGACATTCATGAGCACTAAATCCTTGCCACAGTTACCCCTGCTAGTAGCGAACTTTTTAACCTGACTAGGGGCTACCTCTATCCACTTGACGCACAGCTTATGTAACCGCCTCCTGATGACACCGCCTGCCTCGCCCATCTGGTGAGCTTGGTTAGCCCTGGAATATGCATAGCCCTCAATTACCACTAAGTCCAGTTCCGGAGTAGTCTCGATAACATCAGTAATATGCTCCTCAATCTCAATCAGCCTTTCTACTCCCTTTTTCTTTGGCTCAAAGCGGCCGTTAAATTCAATAGCATTATTATTTAAAGTGACTAGTCCACTGCCAGTTAAACTTAAATCTATACCTAATACTCTTGGCATTATTCGGACCCCTCTCTTTTTAATTGGTCCTCATGAATACTTCTATCTCCTCTTTTAGCTGCAACACATAAAGCAACAACTATAACGCCAATATTAGCACCGATAAACATCCCTATAATCAACCCTTTAACAAAAGGTGTCATTCTACTTACCTCGCTTTCTCTTCTTTCATGAGAAGCTTAGCTTTTTCGAGAGCCTTTTTACGTATAGTTCCCAGGCATTCCTTACAGATTGGATGCTTCCCGGCCATTTTATAAATGTCATCTTCAACAGTTTTACAAAAGATACAGGCATCCTTGCCATGGTATTTTTTAAGGATAATCTTATCCTCATCAACATAAATTTCAATCGGATCCTTTTCTTCTATATCCAGTGTTCTTCTTAATTCGATTGGGAGAACTATGCGCCCCAGCTCATCAACTTTTCTTACAATACCGGTAGCTTTCATAATCAGGACCTCCCAAGGTTAATATTTAGAGTGATGGTTGGAGATGATTCGAAAGTGCTCTCTAGAAGCTCAGTCGGTTCTGGTTTAGAAACATAAGACTGCTCCAGATGGATTCTTTTAAGGTTAAAATCAATTTTAAGTGCCTCCAGTCTTTTGTGCAGGAAAGCAATTTCTTCTTTCATTTCAGCCAGTGTTGCTCTTTGGTTTAAAATGGATTTCTCAACAACAAATTTAATTATTGAATTAAAAGCAATTAACAAATCTTCATTTTCTTGAGAATAGTCACTTATTGATACAGGGCTACCTGGTTTTAATTTACTTGCCAAATCTACTATTTGTGCAATTGGATTATTACAGGTGCATTTATGCTTTTCTTTAGGCTTATCCATCTGAGGCCCCAGAGGCTCCACTTTTTCCGCTGCTGCCTGAACCATATCATCAGGTTTTTTAGCTTTATAATCTACAGGATTATCTACAACCTTATTAATAGCTTCTTCAGGGGCCTTATCAACAACAACCTTATCCACTCCATCTTCCTTTTTCTTCACACAGTCCACTTCAGCATCCTTTTTCTGCACCCAGCCAGCTCCACCTTCAGCTTTAGGAATCATATCCATGTTGTAGCCATCCGCATTTTCCCGCCCCTGGGTACCAGGAGTTAAGCAATAATATCTTTTTAATGCATGTATATCTTTGGAATTAATTCCGACCATTCTGGCAATTTCAACATTAGATTTATCTTCTCCGAGAAGCTTGATGTATTGCTCCTTAGAAAGCTTCTTGACCATCTCTTGAATCCTATTCATCTCAATGTCCTCCCTTTTCTTTTGGATTTCTTTACCTCTTTCCTTGGCTTTATCAACATCAATTTGATACCTTTGGATTAAGTGATTCACTGTCTCGCCGGGTATCTCGAGAATTTTACCGATCCCAGTTATGCTGTGTCCTTCGCCGATCAGCTGTGTTAGCTTATACTTATTAATCTTTGGCGGGCCATACTTAGAAAGAATCTCTTCCGGAGAAAGGAAATAGGTTTTTATTACTCCTTGTTCCGAAGGTTTACCGTCACTGGGTAGCCTAACGTCAACAATATCGTTACTTGAGCTTAACTTGCTCATAATTTGACTAGGGTTAAACATAATATTTTTCACCTTCCATCAGAGTTGACCGCTTTAAGCTTTCGCTTTAGTCGTATCAACTCCAAATATTAACTTTTGGCCTTCTCCTTTAGTATTAGAGGCTGAAGCATTTAGTTTGGGATCAAACAAACCTTCTGGCAGCTCTTCCTGGGTAACCTGTCCCATTCTGATTGTTTTAAAAACAGCAATCAGCTTATCTTTAATTGGAGCCAGGTATTTTTTCTTATTCTCTTCCCATTCGCTCAAACTCCATTCCCCTTGGAGTAACCTAAAGCTATCGGTGGTTAGCTCTATCTGTGCTCCTCCACACCTTAAGCCGTGCAAAATTCCATAAACTTCTTGGTTTAAGTGGTAGGCATTATAGAGCACTCGCACCCAAAGCTTGCTGTCTTTTCGAAGATCCAACCGTGGATCCAGCAGCCATTTATGTTTCATTGTTTCAAAATCTTGATCATTAGATTTATATCTATTTTCTTGGGGAGATGTTTGATTTAATATTTTTGAATAACGACTCATTTATATCCCCCTTGTTAAAATTTTATTTCGAGGAGCGTAACCTAAATTGTCTCTAAAGTTACGCTTAGGTTACGCAAAGGTTACACTTGAGGTTACGCCCTTAACGCCTTGCTAATATTGGATTTCAATACCTACCCAGGGTATAAACGTAACCTGTAACCTGATTTTTGCCCTAAGATATATTTTTAACGTTCTTACTTATTCTGTTTATAGACAAAAGCGATCTCTATTTTTTTTAATTGTCGTGTCTCAGGTTACAAAGTTACGCTATATAAAAAATCCCTTATGTTTACTAGGCTGAGAGGCGTAACCTGAGGTGTAACTTTTGCGTAACCTGACAAATTTTTCAGGTTACGTTTTCTTCTGAATTAGTGTTTTTGTTATATATATCCAGGTAACCTACAATTTCTTTTATTGCATCAGTAGCTTGAGAAATATTAATAACATGACACTTACGAGGCGTTTTATTTATACGTTTAAGCTCAACTTTTACGTAATATGGTTCCTCCTGTAAATATTTTAAGATAGAACTTTTATCAAATGGTTCGCGGCCAGTCTTTTTCTTGTAATGCAGTCCCCATATTTCATAAAGAGCTGGAAACCAAATATACAGGTTGTCGCCATCCACTTTAATATGCTTTTCCGTAACAGCTTCTTCGGTAACCAAATAGTTAATATCATCCCAGAACTGGTTAAGCATATGCTCTTGTTCACCGGTCAACTTAATTTCCTGACACATCTTTTCGACCCATTGAACAAAGTTTTCATCTTCCAATACTGTTACTTCAAATGCAGCTACGCAAATTGCCCAGTTTTCAGCAGTACGATCAGTAATCCCTTTTTCAATAAGAGCAATTTTTAAATCTTCTATTGCCTTCATTAGCTTTTCTTTATAAAAGTCATAATTAGTAATTAGGCGATAAGTAAACCCAGAAAAATATTCAGAATGCTTGTTCAACCAATCAAAATATTCTCGGTTTCTTTTATAGCTGCTAAATTGAATGGGCACCAATCTTGTAAAGAGTCCATTGTCTTTTGTCATTTCTTCACCCGCAATAGCAACGGTTGAATTAACGCTAAAGCCCCTTGCCTGAAATGCTGTTGCCGTTCCTTTGCCTGATATTTGCCGGTTGTATGCTGACCTTAATAAACCATCCTTTTTTACACAATGCTGATCATTTCTATATTCATCTAGCCATAAGCCTAATGAGCCATAATAAGCCATAGCTCTAGCCAAGAAATTTGGTGTAGTTGTTTCTCCAATGCTTATTCCTTCTGTCTCGATACCAAAAAACTGCATTATCCACCGCATTGCAGTAGATTTGCCTGCACCTCGTTTACCATGAAGGAATAAAATCGGAAAGCATTTATATTTAGCAAAAATATCTTTAGAAAAAACCGATGCTGCAGCCCAGCCCAATGCTACATATGCTTCATAACCACCAAAAGAAAGCCTCATGTGTTCAGCAATATCCATAATATTCAATTGTTTTTCTGACAAAGATGGAATTGAACTTAGACTAACTTGGTTGCTGTCAGTACTAAAGCTTTGTGGCTTATAACCTTTACCTTCAATCCAAATAATTCCGTCATTATCAGGCTTATAAACCTTACCGTCTTTTATTGCCATGTTCGCAAAGAGCCAAAGCCTATAGTTTTCAACCCATCCAATCTGCGGAGGCATATAAACAAACTCTCCGTCATTATGCAAAAATTCATACTTCCAAATATTCATTAGATCAGTCGCCGTCCCTTCGAATAAATAGTTGCCTCTTGAAAGGAGAAACTTTTTGAATTCATTTACCCCTGCCATCTGCCCAGGCTCTAGAGGAATAATATCCGATGAATCTCCGTATTCATTCACCAATTCCACATTTCTAATAGCCATGTCGCCATTGTAAAAATTTGCTTTTATGTTTACTACAAAGTTAGATAATGTTTTTTCGTATGATTCGCCACCCTTTTGCGGAGTTACTGTTGTCATATATTTATTAAACTCTCGTTTAATATTTGTTTTGGCAAAATGGCGATTTATCTTACGTCTTAAGATTTTCTGGGCCTCTTCGCTCAAATTGCTTAAAAACTCTTTATGTTCTTTGGCATCATTTATTACTTTTTCAATGTCTCTCTTTGTGCGTCCCTGAGCTAAAGCCCCATCAAAATCAATTTTGCCATTTTCTCTCCAACTGGGAGGTAGCCATCCGACAGAAACAATAAAACCGGCTTTATTTAATTTATAGGCCATTAGATATGACCAATACTGAGTATCATATCTATCTTCAATTTTTTCTTTAAAGTTAGAAAAAGCCGGGTTTCCCTTTTCTTCACTATCAAAGATTACAACTATTTCCTCAATTCCAAATTCTTTTAAGAATTTAACAAGTCGATCAAGATTGTCTCGCCCGAAACTAGGAACGCCCGGTATTCCTAGTCCAGGAATACCCCACTGCCATAATGCTGTAGTTTTAAATTCCCCTTCGGTTAGAATAATTTTTTTTGGCTTTTCTTTTAAAAAGTAGCTACAATATGGTTGAACAGGAATTCCTTTAAAACCTAGTTTGTGAGGTCGCAAGTGATAAACTTGCAGATTTTTATCAATATATGGAATAAGTATCCGGCCATCCAATAATTGATTCTCAACGATTAGCGTCCCGTTTACCTCTTTTAGAATTCCTACCTTTAAAAGATCATCATGGGCATATTCCTGCTTGAGCTGTTCAACAACATTTTTGATATAATCTCCACCGGACCTAAACATGAAGGTATCAATAGTTTCATCATTAAACCCACGCTTAGTCTTAAATTCCTGCCGGTGCTCATCCGTTAAATGAGCCAATTCAACTAACCGATGATACGGATGCTTGCCCGGGTTGACAGGCTTGTCCACCTTCTGGGATGTCTGGGATGGCAGTTCTATAACCTTTTGTTCTTGATCCTTTCCCGGCTTATACCTATCCCCTGACCGCACTGCTGATTTCTCCGGCTTCCAGTCATCCTCAATACCCATAAATTCCTTTATAGCCTTAATCGCCTCACCGTTAGAGCAATTCTTTCGCTTAGCATAGAAGGTAATTACATTGCCGGTCTCATGGCACTTGAAACACCGCCACATTCCTTTGGTAGAATTAAAGCTAAAATGGCTTGGGTCGTTGCAAAAGGGACACTTGCACGTCCAGCTTTTACCCCGTCTATTTACAATCTCTAATCCGTATTTTTGAAAGAACGCCGGGTTATCCAGCCGTTCCAGTATCTCGTTTACGTCCACTTATCTCAGTCACCACCCTTAAGTTAGGGTTATTTTGCAAAATAGTTTATTAAGCACTAACTTTCATACCACGCCTTTTGAGTTCATTAAGCAGTTCCTTATTGCTTGCTTCTTTTATCTTAGCTACCTTTTCCAGGTACTCCTTAGGCTTTCTGTCTGGCCTCAATCTTCTGTTTTTGAAATCAACTTCCGAAGGGTCAAACAGTTCAAAGTCGGCAATATTTGTATACTGGGAATGGTTTAAAATAACCCACCACATATTGTTAATATTGTGGTAAACAATACCACGCATTAACCTGCCTGTTCTCCGGTCACGAAAATACTTAATCTGACCATTATAAATAGTTTTCTTATCCCTATCGGTATTGTTATAACTGTATTTGCATGTTTGACCGTCCAAATCAGATAACTCAAATTCATCCATTGTTTTCTGAGGATGGTGACAGCACTCAACAAAACGCTGTTTTATTTCATCTTCTGCCTTTTTATAAATTTGCTTAGAGGTATCAACGCATCCTAAACTTTCTAGGAACAACTTCATATGCCGGACTTCATTTTGAAATAAGAGCTTTATAAGGTATGGCATTTTATCAAACCTATCAAAGTCATACCTTCCGCCATTAGGATTTTTATAAATAATGTTTTGAAAAAAATCAATCTTAAAACCTATGGGATAACGATGTGAACAAAACTCTAAGTCACCTTTTCTACCTATCCAATAACCTTTTCTTATGCATTCACCAACACTTTCATCGTTCTTTATGCTCCACCCACGGGACCTCATAAAATTCAATAACCTGTGCAATATTGCATAGTGCGACCATTTACTACCGAATCTATCTTGTTTTTCTCCGGTATTATTATAAAAATTAAAACCAGTATCTGCTTTAAAAATGCGGAACGTATAACCTTTCAATGTGCTACTCCCTCCTTTTGCTTTTAGTTATTAGAATATGAACCAAACTTAATTAGCCCATGAATTAATCGCTATCGCCGCCATTTTCTTATATTCGGCGTTTCCACATTTGTACATCGAGAGCCAAGCTGACATTTCTCTAGCTTGTTCAAACGACCTTTTGTTATGAGCCTCTTCTTTTTGGCGACGTTCCTCCATACGTAACAAATACGATTCAAGTCGATAAGCATTAATGCAAGTTTTACCGCAAACAATATCGCCCGCCTGAGTTGTTACATATTTATTTGCCATTTTCCCGCACACATCACATTTTGCCGCCACTATTTCGACATCACTCCTTCGACCTTAATAACATCTCTTTATATTCCGTTATTAGCTTAGAGAACTCCAAAGGTGTAAGCTGTTTAAATTCTTCTTTGGTCATCTGTTTTCCGATTATTAACCATTCGTAAAAGAAGTATTCTTCCTTCGATAATTCCATTTTTACCTTCCTTTCGGAGTTTAACTTTTGGAATGTGTAATTATAAATTAGCTATTTTCTTTAGTTCATCTAAAGGAATTTTATCCAGTATCGGCAATACCTCTAGCGTCAATTCTAAACACTCTTTCAAGTGCTGATGTGTCAATTTGCATTCGTCACATTGGTTTGACCTCTGAATTACTTCATCACAGTCTTTAATAGTATTTTGTATTGTCTGCATTTGTTCTTGAAGATTCATAAATATTTTCATTCCTTTGTTTTAGTAATTGTTTACAGAGCAACTCTTGAAGCAATACATAACGCTAGCCCTTGAAGTATCTTTGACTTTTTCGGTTTTCCATTTAATCTTTATTGTTTTCATGGCTTGTCTCACCCCTTCGCACTTTTTACAGAAGGTATATAACCAGCGACCTCGGCAGTCGCCGATTTCTATTATTTTTCATATGCTATAATGTGATTGTGGGCTATACAGGGCGGCAACCCTTGCCCATGGTTTCTCTTATTGGGCTCCCTGTTCTGGGGAGCTCAACATAATTCTGCATCTAAGCCAAGGAACTGAAACACTTCTACTAGCAGATGATAACCAAACTCGTTAAAACTATGTTCAATATTTCCGGTTGCCTTATTTACTACTGAAACATCATCATTATCAACTACTATGGAGTATTTTTCGCCAGCATCTTCCATCAGCTTTTCCATCATAGCTTTGTCTTTTTCGTTCATGGAGCGATCACCTCTTCCTTCTTATCTGACTTACATTCACCTCTCAACCGCTCAGCCAACAAGCTCCGTCTTTCTTTTATTTCATTGTTCTTCACACACCTTTCCACTGCTTCCTCCTGGCATACAAGCACCAACCTGTTCTTGGCACGGGTAATCCCCGTATAGAGAAGATTGCGCTGTAGCATGATCCAGTGACTTCTTACGCAAACCACGATGGCCAAAGGGAATTCGGAACCCTGGGACTTATGAATAGTACACGCGTATGCTAAGGTTAAAATGTCCAAGTTATCCGACTTAAAGAAAACCCCCTCTCCTTCAAAATTAACCATCAATCCGCTGTCTTCTACGCTTACGATCTGTCCTAAGTCACCGTTGAATACTCCTAATCGGTAGTTGTTTTTAATGACCATTACCTTGTCACCAAGACGGTAAATATTATCCTTACCTCTGGTAAGCTCAGGCTTGTCCTCACTAGGCGGGTTAACAATTGCTCTGACTACCTGGTTAAGATTATCTATCCCGCATAAACCTCGCCTCATTGGGGCAAGTATCTGAAAGTCCATTATGCCCAAGTCACGCTCTAAAGCTAACGTAACCTCGTCTCTGATGATTTCCAAAGCATCCTCGTTCTCGATGCAGAGCCTAGTCTCCCAGTCCCGCTCCATCTCATAAAGAGGTGGGATTTCACCCTGAACAATCAAGTGAGCGTTTTCTGCTATAACACTGCCGCCAGCCTGCCGATAGTTAAACTTAAGCCTGACTGTCGGCACTACCTTGGAGAGAATTGTATCCCTCAGGACACTTCCAGGACCTACTGATGGTAACTGGTCAATATCACCTACCAGGACAACCTGCATATCCGGTGGTATAGCCTTGAATAAATCGTTGGCCAGCTCTATGTCAGCCATTGAACTTTCATCGATAATGAGTAATCCTGAGGACAAAGTGTTATTTTCGTTATATTCAAAGCCGTTAATGTGCGGGTTATAAAAAAGCAATCGATGTATGGTTTTCGCCTCATGTCCCGTTGCCTCAGCCATCCTCTTGGCAGCTCTACCAGTTGGTGAAGCCAAGTATATTTCTGATAAGTATGAATCTGATAACCTCTGATAGGCTGAAATAATGCCTTTTATTACAGTAGTTTTACCAGTACCAGGTCCACCGGTTACGATTGTAAGATGATTAGTCATTGATGTCTTGATGGCTTCCTTCTGCTCCATGGCGTAAGCTACACCATACTCAACTTGGATAGCTTCAATCATCTCATCAAGGCCTTCAACCTCAATAGGTTCTTGGTTGACCAGCAACCGCATATTCTTGGCCAGATTAACCTCAGCCTCATACAACGGACGGTGGTACATTGCGTCCCCTTCGCGGATTATCTCTCCCCGCTCAATTAGCCTCTGTGATGCTGCTCTTATTTCAGGGATGTCTACTCCATGACCTTTGCCAAGGAGCTTGTCCATCTGAATAATTGTGTCCCTGGGACGAAGGTAAACATGTCCTTCCTGCCCTGCTTCCTTAAGCATATACTTGAGTGCTGACTCTACCCTGTAGGGTGAATTAGGTTCTACACCCATTGACTGAGCTACCGCATCAGCCTTCTTGAATCCTATGCCCCAAACTTCATCAGCTAGTATGTATGGGTTTTCTTTGACTATTTCGATGCTTTTACTTCCGTATTGGGCATATATGCGAGCCGCTAATGCAGGAGTTACCCCTTGCTTGCAGATCATGGACGACAGCTCAGCAAGTATTGTGTTTTCAGCTAATGATTCAATTATTTCCTGAGCCTGGTGCTCGGTAATAAAATCTAGATCCATTAGCTTGGTCGGCTCATCGATGATTACTTGCAGTGCATTCTCCCCTAGAGCATCAACTATTTTCTTTGCCTTAACTGGTCCTATCCCGAAGGTTAGTGTTGTAAGGTAAGCAGCTGCACCCTGTTTTCCGGTGGGGAGTATTATTTTGCACTCACTAAAAGCAAACTGCTTACCAAACTGAGGATGTTCCTTCCAGACGCCGGTGAACTCGTACTCATCACCCTGTCTGACCGATGGCATATTGCCTACTGCTGAGAAGAAATCATCATCGAATAGATTAGACTTATCCTCACTTTTTATCTCAACCTGAAGGACCGACCAGCCGTTGGTTGCATTATGAAACTTAACTCTCGAGAGAATACCTTTTAGTGTTATTTCCTGCTCTTTAGAATGTTGCTGACTTCGCTTAGATTTCTTGGCAGTTGCCTCTGCTGACCTTGCCAAGACGTCACCTCCTTTGGGCGGATATTAAGCCGCCCGGTTTATTAACTTATAATCTTGATATCAACCTCAGCTAATTCTTCTGCCAGATAAAACTTGATGCGTTCCATAGCGTCCAACTTCCACGCACCACCATCTGCTTCAAACAAAGCACATTGCACTCCGTTGCTACTTGATTTCATCCTAAACACAAACTTGCTTTCGGGTTGTTCTACTTCAATGAAAGTGCGGTAAGGTTTTAATATTACAGGATTAGGAACCTTCACATCTTCTACAGTGGCAATGCCAGATTTAGCAGTAACTGATTGAGTTACTCCATCATCACCTAATTGTCTAACAGCCTCTTCTTTGACATTCCCAACAACTTTTAGAATTGCTGTTGCTTCATCATTTCTAATAAAGCAGGATTGCATCGCTATATTAAAACTTTCAAGATCATAGAAGGTGCCAAAGCTGAACTTAGGACTAAACGCTTGGGCTATTAAGTATGTTTCTCTGTCGGCATCTTTCAAAATGTTTGATATCAGACGCACTTCGCTCTGGGATACAACATGAATTAGATTGCCTGTAAAAGCATCCTTATCAAACTCGGATTTGATGTAATCTACTAAACCAGTTAAACTGTTTACCTTGAGCTCACTTACTTTCGGTAGAGTAATTCTGCTTAAGCTGCCTGTTGCATATTTTTGACCATCTACATCTAAAACTTCCTTTTGGCTTAAACCAATAATGTACTTTAATGCTTTTTCAATCATTTGGATCTCCTCCTTATTTTTGAGCTTCTTTTTTGATGCTTACGACATTTCCAATGTCATCCTTAACATGTCCATCAGTATCATAGTAAAGCTGGCCTTTTCTGCCTGACTTAAGCTCAGCACCTACAACCTTGCCGTCATTGTCCTTATCAATAACAACCTGAGTAGTTAACGGCTTCCCTGGGACCAAAGATGCTTTTGACTGTACTTCAAAGTTAACGACATCCCTGTTTTCGTCAGATTTTAAGGTTGCAGACAAGGTAATTTTTCTAGGCTTTTTTGGATCGGTGTTTGGGTCAGCAATATTTTCTAATGCCTTCTGCAATTCCATGTGAAACCGTTCCATAAAAGCCCCTTCAGCCATGTCAGCCAGGTTTAGTTTTTTTGGCATAACAACTCCTCCTTCTTATTTATTTAGTTTTATTTAAGTAACCCACACCATATAGGTGAAGTTACAAAAGCTATTAATAGTAAGCTTGTAGATAATCTATCAGCTGCGCTCATATACAACCAAGGCCTTCTGCCTGCCCCACTTCATGGCTTCTTCATATGTCCACATAAACACATCTATCAAATCATTCCGCTGTCTCATCGCTCCACCAGTATCAGCTGCTACTCCCCATCCATATCCCTGGACCCAGAGCCTGGACCCGTAGGGGATGACGGAGGGATTGACAGCCACCGTGCCGGGACCAGGCTTCGTTCCAGTACTTGTTATGCGGGGATTTCCATCTGAGTTAAGTCCATTTCTATCATCGAAAGGCGAATAGGCTGTAACTTCGACAACTTCAACGTTCCACTTATCAAGAAAATCTTCTAATTTGCTATCTAGCTCTACACGTTGTTTATAATCCTGAATGAGCTTGTCCTGCTCTTGGCCAAGAATTTCTACTTGCAGTTTCATTTGCTTGATTTCCTTTGAGTATGTATCTAGCTTTTGATTGCTTTGCCAATTTAGGACTAATAGAAGCAACATTATGACGATTAAGCCAACTCCTCTATATCTACTCAATTGCATTTTCATTTCACCACCTTCTAGTTGAATTTTTCTTTCTTTCACCTATTTTGTTATGAATATCAGCTATTAATATCCCTGTTTTTGTTAACTCCATATCATTTTGTATCAAGTTATGTTGATTTAGTCTGACAAGTTGCTTTCTCGAGACTAGAATTAAATTTTCAAGACTAACATCGAGCTTATTGCTATCCGCAAAAATAACTACATGTCCTTTTGGAATAGGTCCATTTGCCTGCTCCCATATGACCTGATGTTTTGGCCGCCACTTATTTGGGTCTGCAACCTTTATTTCAACATATCCATCAACATTAACCCGTTCAGAGCCTACCTGCCTAAAATTAACAGGCCTTTGGCCTTTTTTAAACTGGGTCGGCTCCCATCCACCGGTTCCTTTTTTGCCTTTATTCCAAGGAACGACCCCTTTCCGGAACTGCCCTGAAAGACCGCTATCTAGCTTAAATCTGGAGTAATAAGCTTTCATTTGTTCTTTGGTAAAGTTAGTTCCAAATGTACTATTAAGCAAATCCGCCATGGCTTTATATCCGACCCCAATATAATGCTCCGCAATAAATTTCCGAACTTCCTCCGGATACAGTTTTGTTGGCAGCCCTGCTGGGATGCCGGATCCAATCCCGCTTTTTAGCTTATGATTTGCCAAAAAAGATCTCATTTTACTCACAGTGAAATCTGTTCCAAACTTATCATTAACGAGATCTACAAGGTTTTTTGATGTGTTACCCTTAATGTTTTTTGCAATATAATTTTTTATTTCTTCCGGATATTTTCTCATGATTTAATCCCGAACATATTCGGATTTTATTCGACCTGGCATAGTCTTCTCGTCTTGGGATCCGGTTAGGCTTAGATTCTTATCAGTAAATATTCCCGGCAAAGCACCTTTACTGCCAAGATATTCGTTTTGAGTTTTGATTGAATCCAAAACCAATTTTCCGTTAGAAATAATCTGTGAAGACAATTCGGTTATTGATTTAGCCCTATTAATCTCTTCGGTAAGCTTTTCTCCAACCAAATCCTCATCGCCCAATCTTTCTAACTGAGCAAATAGATGATTGTTCAAATCAGCAAGTGTGTTTTTCATTCCGAAACATATCCTTTCTTTAAAATAATCCCATCTGTTCGTATTGCCTGCCTGCAACAACCTTTTGCTTCGGCTCTTTCTCAGTCTGCCTTTTACATCCGGCCTTATTGAGCCAAAATAATATTTCTTTAATAACTTCATCCTGCGTCTTAAACCGCTTATGACTTAATGGTTTACTCCTGCTCGATGTGGGAAGAGAAATATACATACTGTAAAGCTTAGCCTTATTACTCCACTCCATGTCGAATCTGATTTCCTTCTTGTCTGCTTCTCTGATCGATGTCGGTATGGTTACATCTAAGCCAGCATCTACTTTCTCTTCCCAATTATTTGTAGTCCTACGGTCTAAATGCATCTCACCTTCTGACCTGTAAAAGAAATTGCCACCAAATACCATTGGGCATTGATATTCCGGATGAAATGAATATGTTGGCTTGCAACCGTATTCCTTGAGCAGCATATGAATTTTCTCAAATCTTTCGGCGTACATCGTCATATCAATCCCTCACCCTTGACATACTTAAAGCAAATGTGCAACTTCTTCCCTATTAACAAATCCATACGCTACTCGCATTTTCATACAGCCAGTACAAGACTTTGCACATTCATAGCATTCTTCTTTGGTATATTTATGGTCAAAGATTAATCCGCCGGAACACTTGTATGCCTGAATAAACTTTTGACATGTGTTAGGTTCATAGCCTGATGTGCAAATATTTCCAAACAAAGAACCGGAATAGCACTGTATACAAAGCAAATTTGGTTGTCTAATCTTCTGAGCCATGAAGCAGCTCCCTTAATTCCTCACACTTCACATGCCGATGATGTAGCTCGCAGCATTTATCCCAAAGTACACAACTCCCTGAATCGCAACCATCTGGATTATCATCTGATCCCCTCGCGCTTTCGAAATTATCGCCACAACTGCCAACCCATTCCCCTGGATCCATAAGGGCGATTAAGCCCTCAACAACCTTATACAGCCTATTAACTTTATCAGCCATTAAGCAACCCTCACTTTGCTACCCTCTGCTCCCAGATCAATAACCTCAATTACCTGAGGGAATCTAGCCTTCATTCTTGGGTCATGGGTTATCGCAATTACTTGCATCCCGCTGTATCTATGGTTAAGCAATTCCAGTGCATCACAGTAAGCGTCAGTGCCCTCTTCATCAAGAAAGGGCGGCTCATCCACAAACATAAACCCAAGTTGCAGTCCTGCCCTACTAGCCTTTAAATCAGCCAAGGCAAATGCTACACTAAGAGCTGCCTTAACTTTCTGCCCTCCACTTCTGCTTTTATACGGAAGTGTTCCTCGCTCATAATCAGTAATCCAAATTTCAAGCGCATTGACTTCTTTGCCATTCGACTTTTGTGCTTTCTCAGTCTTGATTTCAATTTGCATTTTTCCACCGGTCATCTGCCCCAAGATGTCATTAGCCATAGCAGATAACTCCGGCACTATTGCCCGGACAATAGCAAAGGGAATGCCGTCAATCCCAAAAGCCTTAGACAAAAGGTGATATTGGCTGACCAATTTTGCCAGTGGCTCAATCTCTTTAACAACTTGCATATGCTCTAGTTCCTCAACTTCCAACGCCTGAATCTTAGACTTGAGTGCCCCGGACTCACCATGGAGGCTATTCAAGGTATCCTGAAGCCCAGCCAAACGCCTGTTTCGTTCAGCTAACCTTTGTTTGGCAACCTCCAATCCCTTAACATCAGTCGTTAAAACCTTCTTCTCAGCCTCTATCATGGCAATCTCAGTTTCAGTATCACAGATACTCTTCTCAAGCCTTCCTATAGCCTCCGCGGCAGACTTGGCAATCTCTCTCGCCGCCGGCAATTTATCCTTCTTCTCGACCCATGCTGCCAATTCCGGAAGGCTAGCTTGCAAATCTTCATAAGGTCTTAGCTCCTCATTCAATCCCTGTAACTCTGCTAAAATCTCCGCAAGCTTAGCCTCTACTTCTCTCTTAGCCGCCTGGTCATGTACATTGTTCTCTCGTAAGTTTTCTAACACAGCAGCTTTGCCGTCTAGTTGAGCTGCTAGATCAACGCTGGATCGCAAATCCTGTAAAGTTTTCCTTATCTTTTTATGCGAATCAGCATCATAACCTAAAGCCTCCCCCGCCTCTTTAGCCAACTGATAAGCCTCAAATAAGTCCGGAACAGTTGTATGGTCACACATTTTCACGAACTCATTTAACTCGCCCTGCAACTTCGGCAATTCAACTTTAGCCGCCTGAGCATCGGACAGGAATTTGCACTTGGCATTTTCCGCGTCAATACAATTGCTGTCATCAAGCATCTTTACCTTATTTTCCAGCCCAGCAATCTTACTTTTGGCAAGTCTCACATTACCCTGTAATTCAGCATACTTTCTTTCCCAGTCAGACTTAGCCCTATCAGTCTTAATGTTGGCATGAGCCCACTTTTCTTCTAGTTCATTCATGGTCGCCAGCTTAACTGACAACTTATGATACTCTTCCACCGCATCATCTATTTCCGTTTTATGAGCTAAGACGCTTTCCAGTTCGGCAATCTTTGTATCAAGTCCGGAAATTTTATGATTAACACGAGTTAAATTCCCCTTGGCGTCAAATTTATCAATTTCAAGCCTAGCCCGTTGCTTATCCTTAGACTGCAGCAAAACTACTCTGATCTTAGCTTCTTCATACTCTGCTGCTTTCTCAAGAATCTCAGCTTCCTGTATTAGCAACCCATTGGCAGCATCCAACTTACTCTGCTCTTCCACCAAGTTCACCTTAAAGCCAAGGACGTTGTTTTCAAGCTTGGATACCGTATCCATCAACTCGCTAACCTTCTTCTGCTTACCCTCCAGTGCAAGGACTTCTCCCTGCACCGCCTTAATCTCACCTTGCCGCTCAGCAATCCTATCCCCGCATAATCTTATTTCCTGCTCGGTTTCTGATAAATCATTCCTTAACCCCGGCAATGCTTTTAGTCTCTCAGCCAGTTCACTAGCCTTTGACTTGTTCTTTTCCAAATTCCGGTTAGCCTCAGTCAACTTAGCCTTCGCTAAATCCTTCAGCATTTCGTAAACATTCAGCCCTAAGATATTCCCCAACACTTCCATGCGCTCAGTTTTGTCAGCCTCCATAAATACCCCATATGCATCCTGCATAATCAGTGCACAACACCTAAAAGTATTTGCATCCATGCCAAGAAGATTAATTATCTTATCCTGGGTTTCAGGCTTGGTAACACCACCCCTGTCAGCCCATTGACTATCGACCAATTCCTGTAAGCTAAGGGTGACTTTCCCGGCTTTGGTCCTGGAGCGAATTGTCCTCCAAGTAGTATCACCCATACTAAAAGTGAATCTAATGGTTCCGTATTTGATTTGGTCACCGTTAGAAATCCAACTAGTAAGGTCTGCCCCTTTTCCTTCCCGCAGTTCCTCATACAAGCAATCACAGATAGCATCCATAAAAAACGCAGATTTACCAATACCATTTGGTCCGTTAACTACTGCAAATTTAATTTGGTTAAAATTGAAACTTTCTCGGCGGTAAGAACGATAGTTTTCAACTTCCAGACTAATAGGTTTGAATATGCCTGAGAGTTTCCCTGTTGGTATCTTTGCGCTAACTGTGGCCAAGAGAGGCTCTGTTAATTCAACTAGTTTAGCAATTTCAACATTATCGTAACCTTCAGCCATGAGCCAACCATCAAGGTTAAATAAGGGATCTGCAGTTTCGGACATGTCATCTTTGGTAAGAGTAGTCACAATTTTTTGTGGTATAATCTCCTGAACCCAGAAAGCACCAGCTGCATATAACTCACGCTCTAAACCTTTTCTATCTAACTGTCGAGCCGTTTCTGCATCACAGTTGTAATGCAGACGAACTATAGCATTATCAAAAGCGATTGGACTGAGTTTTCCTCCCTGAAGAAAACGGTCAACGTCTCTCTGATCCCATTCCTGAGTGTGGTAGCGCCTTGCTGGTGTATTAAAAGCAACTGAGGGAGATCCAACATTGTGGAGCCAAAAACCCTTCTGTTGATCTTCTTCTTTAGCTTTAATCCTATTAACTGTACCAGCATAGTAAGTAGGGATTTGACAGGAGTCTATCTTGCCTAGAGAATGCTCGTGACCCAAACAAATTAGGTCAAAATTACTCTCATTTAATGCTTCTGTGGGCAAAACTACCTCATTCTTTGCAAATACATTTCTTTCGTAAAATTCATCAATCCCATTGGCTGGTACAACGGTATAGTGAGAAACTAAAATAGATGGGCAGTTTCCGTTTAGACTTCGACTCAATCTGCCAATAATCTCAGCTAAATAACAACTGCACATTATGTTCTCAGTTTCAGGGTCCATCCCTGGATATTGGGTTCTGAAATGCCCCTTGTCTAACCCTGGCAACCCGGCTACCTGCACCATGCCTATTTTGGTCTGAATATTTAATAACTCCGGCTCTGTGACAACATATAGATTGTTAATTTTCATATCTCTGATAATCCTAAAAGCTTCTAGATTGTCATGGCTCTTGGTTCCAAATAATAGTACAGTTGGAGCAATAGCCGCTGATTTTCTAAGCTTTACTGTAGCCAGACCTATTTCCCTTAACATCTGATCAGCCCACAGTTTGGACTTATTAAACAAATCGCCGGCAATAATAATTATGTCCGGCTGAATCTCCTTGGCGTTAGAAATCAAAGAATCTATGCAATTAATTGTATCCAGCATCCTGGCGTTCTCGCCTGCTACCACAGGCCCTGGCAATTCACCAATATGCCAATCAGCCGTATGCAAAACTTTCATCTGCTAAGTCACCTCCAAAAGGTATATTTTTTTTTATTTAGGGGATAAGGGAGAGCCTCTTAATAAGGCTCATCCCCACTTGCTGAACTAGCAGCAGTTTCAGCGTACCCACCAGCAGCACTAACATCCTCTACTACATACTCAGTGCTGTCGATGCCGACACTTCTCATGGCTGGCTTCAAGCTTGCGGCAAACTCCTTCATGGCGGCCGCTTCCTGTCTGGTTAACTCATCAGCTTTTCCAAATGCGGTTTTACTATACTCAATCCCGCCGTCATTCTTGTCTGTTTCAAGCTTGACGCTAGTTACAACGCCGTAATAAGGCTTCATTTTTTTGGTTAAGCGGCGAATATAGTCCTTCCAATTGCCGGTTGAAGAAGGTGGTAGTGCTAGCAATACCGGAATTATAGACCCTTCCTGGAGCAGGAACACACGAATAATGTTTTTACAAGCTTTACCTTTCCCGCCTTTTGGATCAGAGCCCCACTGGTTCTTAGGGCAAGTAGAGCATTTTTGAGCTCTAGCAATTCCGTATTCTTCACTGCCTGTCCCTGTGATGGTGTCAAAGGAAGAGCAGTCAGGTGGATTTTTTTCACCGGAGTATTCTTTTGCCCACCAAGCATTGATTGGGTAATAATCAAGTACTAGGCCACTCAGAACCTTATATGGATTCTTCTCCCCATCCTCATCAACAATTTCGAAGCTTGTCCCACCACCGGAGGGAATCTTAACCTTATCGAATTTGAACTCTCCACCGAGGGCTTCAAGGTTCACCTGAATTACTTCCAAAGCTTCTTCTCTGCTGATAAGCACCGGCAGATTGAATGTTGGGACGTAACCCGGGGATGCAGCTACTGCAGTTGGTTGAGCAGCAACAACAGCAATTTCAGTTTGTTCAATTCCAGCTTGTTCAGCTTGGTTAGTGTTTAACTTTTCATTAAAATCGACCATTTAACATTCCTCCAAAGTAATATTTTTAGTTTTAGCAAGGTTTAATAAGGTTCTACTTCTTTCGTTGCAGCAAGCCCGGAGATTTGACCATAAACTTTGCCAGAGAGAACAGTTTCTTCCTGCTCACTACTAGCTAACAGAGCCAGTTCCTGAGTAGTTAGAGAAACAATGTATCGATAAGACTTGAACTCATCCACGAGCTGATCCAGTTCATCCTGGGCACCATTGAGTTCATACTCAGCTTCCTTGGCAGTTTGGCCAGCAATCTTATAATCATCGTTGCTAAGCTTGCGCTTGATCAGTTCAGCTTGCCGAGTTTTATCGTTGCTGTATAAAGCCTTACCTGTCGCAGGGTCAATATCAGACGCAATATCTGTCATGATATTAGCCTCTTCCAAGCTCCTATCCATGTCAGCTTGACTAAAAGCTTCCCGTGCTTCCCGCACCTTTTGCTTCTGCTCCTTGATGATTGCAGGAAAGGATCTAAGTTTAGACTTAAGCATATCGGTCTCATACTGAGCCAATAATTTTATTGCACTATTCATTTGCAAAACTACCTCCTATTGAATATAATTTAGTTGACATCAAATCTTAATGCTTCACCAGTTGCCTCAGTCGATGCGCCAACATCGTAGCTGGGGCAACTTTCGTTTTGGGGCTTGTTAGGGTGATTCTCAAGCCACTGTTTATGCTCATCTTGACTAAGAAGCTTGTACACCGTTACGCCATTTATTATTGCTGTCATTTCAAAGGGGAACTTTTCACTGTCAAAATCTTTAATCAATACTTCAGCATTTGCTTCATTTGCCATTTCCCCTATCGCTTCAGTGCTTGAGATATGAAGCGTTATTTCTTCGCTGTCAATTCTAACGGTGGAATATCTACAGCATGCAAGTAGCTCTGCGGATATTTCTTTGATCTTGGCTATTGTGGTTAGCATCTAATGTTTTACACCTCCTTTAGTTATTAAAAATGGATTATTCGCTCAACCCTCCCTTCCCCTTCTCTAAATCACTTTCTGCTGGCACGTAACCCAACGCGAACATGAAATCATCTGACCATTTTGTTGCTAACCTTGACCTTTCTTCCTGTGGTAAATCCCAGAATAATATTTTTTTTCCGTCTCTCACGATGTATGATTTAACCTTCAACTCGTTTTGCGCGTCGTCACGTGCCATAAATTATCACCTCACTTATGTTTATGTTGGAAAGGATGCGGTGGTTACTTTAGAATAATTTCCGGCAGATCTCCTCGTATTTCATGACGAGATACCACCTTTCTAACCAGTTTTTAATAGCCTTTTTGATAAAGCATCTTTAATTTGGTAATAGTCCATGCCTAGTTCTAGTAATACGCCTATCCTGTATTGCATTTCCGTAATGGCATGGATTTCTTCTGCAGTCATATAATCAACCGCCTTATCCTTCTTCTCAGCTCCCCTTTGTTTGCGGAGCTGAGAAGCAATACAACCGACCGCCATCTTGTAGGCGAGGTCTGTATATTGCTTGTAAGCCCAGACATTATCAGTTGCTTGCTTAATAATGTCTGTCATTTCTCGTCTGATTGGTTTTAATCGATCCCGTTCAACATGACGGCGATTCAACTCGGTTCGCATTGCGTAGAATTGTCGGACAAGTTCTGTTTTGAAATCTGCAACCTTATCTGTGTTTTTTAGAAATGTTATTAATAGAGTTGCTTGCTGTTCGTTTAAACGATAAACATTTTTAGGCCTCCCTGCCTTACCGGATAATGTGATTTCAAATCGCATTATTCCAAACTTTTCTAGCCTTGTTTTGTGAGTTTCGATTATGCGATGGATTGAACGATAACCAATGCCGGCAAACTCTGCAATTATATCTGATGTGGTGAATGGTTCAGCATCCAGCTTGTTCGGCTCAAGGAAAACTAAGCTGTTCATGACTTGCCTCCTTTCTTTATGGATCACGCTCCCGCTAAAGGTCGGATTTCAAATCCTACCTTTGAAACATTATATTTTTGGGAGTATTTATCAATTGGTTGATAAAATTTCACTTGTTAATTGCCTCCTTTCCCAGAAGATTTCTATTACTCATTTGTATCTAAAATAATACTTATGGAGAAATTAATGATTATGGTTCTATTTTTCCAACTACACTAACCGTGTAGTTGGTTAGCAAAAAAAATACCATTAATATCTACATCCTTAAACTTCGATTTGAATTTTTGAATAAAATTAAAACTTGGGTTTCTTTCACCATTTTCAATTTTTTGATAAAAGGAAGTAGAAACGTCAAGAGAGTTTGCCATCTCATCCTGTGTTTTACCGAGAGATTTTCTAAATTTAATTAGTTTAAAGTTTTCCATAACTGGCCTCCCTTCTACACTAAGTGTGTGTAACTTAATTACATTTTATACACGTTTAGTGTGGTTGTCAACACTTTTTGTGTAATTTATTTTTTATACACAATTTGTGTGTTATATTTAATTTGAAGGTGGTGGAGGAGATGCTTAGCAAAAGGCTAAAAGAATTAAGATTAAGAGATGGGTATACTCAAAAGTTTATAGCAGACTATTTGAGTATATCTCCAAGCACTGTCGGAATGTATGAGCAAGGAAGAAGAGATCCTGATTATCAAACTTTACACAAGCTTGCAGAATTATTTAAAGCACCCCTTGATTATCTTCTTGGCTTTTCAGATAATGAACACGAACTTCAGAATTATAATAGACAACTTTTAGAAATTAATAAAGAAATTAATAACCTTAATGAAAAAATAAATAAATTTGATAAAAATAAAAGCAGTGGCTTAGATTTAGACAATTTGATTACCAAATTAACTTCTTTAGAAATGCTAAGAAAAAATATTTATGATTTGATTAATGATTACCAAATGGGCATAGAGTACAGAAAAGTGAAGTTTCCTTTTTCGCTAAATACTATTCCACTTGGAGAACGCATTAAAATACCAATAGTCGGGACAGTAAAAGCTGGTCCTAATGGGCTAGCCTATGAGGATTTTGACGGCGAAGAATGGGTAGAAAAAGATGATATTAATGGTGGAGAATATTTCTGGCTTAAGGTTCGCGGCGACTCTATGTTGGGTGATGCCATCATGCCTGGCGACCTCGCATTGGTAAGGGTGCAACCAGAGGTAGAAGACGGGGAAATAGCTATAGTATTGGTAAATGATGAGGAAGGGACAATAAAAAGAGTTTTTAAAAAAGAAAATAGCATTGTACTGCAATCCTCTAACCCTTCTTATCCTCCACAAATTTTTACTGGTAACGAACTAAGCAAGGTCAAAATTGTTGGTAAGGTAAAACAAATTAAAAGGAAATTCTAACAGATTACTAATATAATAATTAGCCCCAAAATAGTATTATTTTTATTTTTGTAGTTTAATACCACAATAAATAGTTTCACAATATTACCAACCTGCTTTTAAGCAGGTTTTTCTTTTCTTTATGGTAAAATATAATAAAATAAATAATCAACAACCCAACTACACTTTACCAAGAGGGTGATAACAAAGGTGGAAACAGGAGCTCTTTATATTCGCGTAAGTACCGATGAACAAACAGAATACAGTCCTGATGCCCAAAGAAAAGCTTTATTAGAGTATGCCAAAAAGAATAAGATTAGAGTTCCTGCCGAATTTATTTTTGTCGATGAGGGTATTTCCGGCCGCAAGGCAGAAAAAAGACCGGCTTTTATGGAGATGATTTGCTTAGCTAAGAAAAAACCCAAACTATTCGATGTTATCCTGGTACATAAATATGACCGCTTTGCCCGATCCAGAGAGGACAGCGTGGTATATAAATCGTTACTCAGGAAAGATTGCGGCATTAAAGTAATCAGTATTACTGAGCAAATGGAAGATGATAAGTTTTCTATTATCCTTGAATCAATGCTTGAAGCTATGGCTGAATACTATAGCCTAAATTTATCAGATGAAGTTAAAAAGGGAATGACAGAAAAGGCTAGGCGTGGAGAGCTACAAGCAACGCCTTCTTATGGATATGAACCCAAAGATAATACCCTAGTTATTTTAGAAGAGGAAGCGAAGATAATAAGATATATCTTTGACCAATTCTTAAACCATGATGAAAGTTTTTATAGAATTGCTAAAAAAGTAAATGAGATGGGAACCTTAACCAAGAGAGGTAACCCCTTTGAAAATAGAGGAATAGAATATATATTGAGAAACCCGGTATATATTGGAAAGCTCCGCTGGACTCCATCTGGAAGAATTAGAAGGGATTTTGATTCAGATGAGAGCTTAATCATAGAGAGTAATCATGAGCCAATTATTCCTATTGAAGTTTTTGAGGCTGTTCAAGAAAAAATAAGAACCCGGGAGAAGAGAAAAAGGCCCAAGCAACGACCACTAGATGAATGTAAACATTGGCTATCTGGCTTGATAAGATGTAGTAATTGCAATGCTACGCTGGTATATACCGGTGCTAGATCTCCTGGGTTTCAGTGCAGGGGCTATTCTGGTGGTAAATGCAAAGTCTCCCATAGAGTTTCGGTACCTAAGTTAGAAAAAGCTTTGTTGGATGAGCTGCACGAGATAATAACAGATGCAAATTTAAAAGGTTATAATATAAGACAAATGAATACTGAGACATTAGAAATAGAAGCCCTAGAGAAGTTGCTCATAAAAATACCTGCAAAACTCGAAAGAGCAAAGCAGGCATTCCTGGCAGAAATAGATACCATCGAAGAATATAAGATTAATAAGGATGCTATCGTCCAGGAAGAGAATCAGCTAAAATCTAAAATTAAAGAGCTTAAAAAAATAAACGGAAAAACTAACACTAAGAAATTTCTTACTAATGCAGAAATAGTTTATAATATCTTATCATCAGAGAACATGCCCTTAATAGAAAAGCAAAAGTCAGTAAGAACTATTATTGAAAAAATGATATTTGATAGGTCCAGTAACGATTTGGAGGTTTATTATTTAGACAATTAGGAACGATTGAAATGTTATATCCTATTGGGGTATGGCGGGCCGGACGGCGAATTGGCTGCCTCTTTAAGATACCTAAACCAAAGATATACAATGCCTACCGGCAAAACCAAAGCTTTATTGACTGATATAGGAACGGAAGAAATGGCGCATTTAGAGGTAATCGCCGCTATGGTTTACCAGTTGATGAAGCCAGCAAGTGTGGCAGAAATAAAAGCTGCCGGTCTTGCCGGTCACTATGCCGACCATGATAAAGCATTATTCTATGTGGATGCCACCGGCAACCCATTTACAGTAACCTATATTCAAGCTAAAGGTGACCCTATTACCGATTTGCATGAGGACATGGCCGCTGAGCAAAAAGCCCGTTCCACTTATGAATGGCTGATTAACCTGAGTGATGACCCCTGTGTCATTGATCCGTTGCGGTTCTTACGAGAAAGAGAAGTAGTCCACTTCCAGCGCTTTGGTGAAGCCTTAATGGATGTACAGGAGTTTATGAATACTAAGAAGTGTT